TAAAAAGAACCATTCAAGTAAACGTCCATCAAGCGAGGAAAAGTATTACCGGATAGGTGTTTGTCTAATCGTTGCAAAAGAATTAGAGAACAAATATTTTATTAACCAATTTAATTTTTTAGGTCATGAAACAAGAAACATTTTTCGGAGTAAGAAAAGATAGTGAAAAACATCTTTATGTGAGAAGAGGTGACAACAACGAAGTCCTTATCACTAAAACAGTAAACGGGGAATCCATAACAGAAGAGAACACCGTACACCTAAATGCGGAAGAAGCCCGTAAACTGGGGATTCAGTTGCTAAAATTAGGTAGTGAAGAACTGCCTAAATCTGGAATAGATCTTAAAACGGAATCTTTCGTGGACAAAATCACGGTATACAGAGGAATAAACCCGGACGAAACACCGGCCAACCTCGCAGTTATCACCATTGATGAAAGTGATGAAGCCAGACAAGTAAGGGAAGATAGCGGAGAGGAGCCCGGCTTTTCCATTGAAGGCGAAGAACTGGAAAAACTCATTTCCGCACTGGCAAAGATTGTATAACCGATACCGGGTAGGTCTGCTTCGGATGGTCTACCCGGTATAAATAAAAAATATGCTATGACAAGAGATGAATTATATATCAATAACACAAAAGCCGATCTTAATAAGACGGATATTACTTTGAGCTATAAAAGTAACCTGCTAACCGATATTAGTAAAATTATAAGTAATAGCAGTTATACGATAAAACTTCCTAAAACAGCAAAGAATCTGGCTTTGATTGAGTGCGCACATCTTCCCAGTTCAATAAGCCGTTATCCGTACCTAAAGCATAAAGGTACGTTATTACGGAATGGCATTGAGATAATCAAAGATGCAATTGTAGTATTGCTAGAGATTAATGAATCAATAGAAATAGCTCTTACCTGGGGTAATGTCACTAACTTCGCCAGTGTAGTAAACGATGGCAAGAAGCTAACGGATTTGGAATATGGAACAGTTGAGGGTACAGATTGGGTTGTTTGGGAAAATTGGGGAGAAAATTCGGAAAGATTTCCACGTATTGACTACGGGTTTAACTCTAATGATCCAAACGTTTGGCGTCATCCAGTAGTACCTGTATGGTGGATACTTTATAGGATTCAAGAAGAAAGCGGAGTGACATTTAATTTCCCGTCTGACAAGCTTACTGTTATAAACAAAATGATTATTCCTCTTTTGACAAGGAATGATTCACAACCCCTTTTTGATAAGTTCCCATTTATTATAAAGGCTTCAGGTCTTAGATATGACGGATTTAATTCTTGCGATGTTGTTTTTTCAATCCCAGATGCTACACAACAGAATTATGGAGAGATTCTTTCAGAAAACACTTTCTTGAAATCAAATTATGAAGCTTCACTAATAAGTGGAGAAATATATATTGGAATAAAATATACATATAGTACATCTTCATCCGATTATCCTATAATACTTAACGTATATGAAGATAGCGCAAATACATCTCCTGTAATAAGTAAAACTATATATCCTCAAATAGAACAAAAAGACGGATATAAATCTCTTTATTTTCAATTTAGTTATGAAGTAGATATAAAAGATGGGTATAAATTTGATTTAAGTCTTACTCCAAGACCATCCATAGATCAAAATTCTTGTTTTATTGAATCTGATAGTAATATAAATCTGTATCTAAAGACTAAGGGTGAAATATCTTTTGGTGAGAAATTTCCTCTAGTTCCCAATCTTCCGGACATCAAGCAAATAGACTTCATTAAAGCCGTTGCCTCAATGGTCGGTTTGTTTGCCTTACCGGATGGCGAAAACGGGATCAAGTTTATTCCCTTCGATAATCTGTCTGCAAACAAATCTAAAGCTGTAGACTGGACGAATCGTGTGATAATGGCTTATAATAGCGTAACGCCAAGAAACTTACAGTACACCCTTAATAACATTGCTCAAAACAACTGGTTCCGGTATAAAGAAGATGATAATGTCATGGGAAACTATGATGGAAATATCCAGGTTGATGATGCCACGATAGAGTACGAACGTGATGCTATCACTTTGCCTTTCTCCGCCTGCAGTACAAAAGGAGACGTTGCTTATATTCCTTTGTATTCCTACAACGATAACGGAGAACTACAGTATAATAAAGCCAATCCTCGGATATTACTTCTTGATGGCACAAAGGGAATATTCAAGGGGCTAGAATGGAATACCTTAATTGCAAATAACTATCAGACGTACAAAGGACTAATCAATAATGCAAAGGTAGTGACCGAGTATATCCGTCTTAACAGTATCGAGTTACGGGACTTAGAGATGGATATACCGGTTTATTTGGCTCAATATGGTTGTTATCTGGCTATCATAGAGATAAAGACCAAAGAAAACGATATATGCGAGTGTAAACTTTTAAAATTGTAATGACATGGAAGAAAATGTAGAAGAAAAGATTCGGAGTATTACCGAACAGGCCAATCAAACTAGAAAAATGCTTTTAGAAGAGTATTTGGGACATTCTATCTCTATGGAGGAGGCTATAAATATGGAAATACCGGACGAAGCTTTGGATCATCTGGGAGATTTGTAATTTAATGATTAAATATAAAATGATTATGACAGAAAAAGATTTATTAAACAACAGAGAAGCCATGAAATTAGCTTTGGCTTTTGATAAGATGGCCAAAGAGTATAAAACTACTATTCAGAAAATAGTAGCAGAAGGCAAACGAGTTACAGAATTAATCCAAAACAACCGGATGGAGGCTGTATCAACATTATCAATGATCGAGAATTTGATAAATGAACATGAGCCGGATTCCGAAAAACGTAAAAAAATGCTTTCACTCCTGGATAATCTGAATATCAAAGGAGATAGCAAAACTTTCCCAGCCCTTGTTATGGCTTTATTTTTTGCAAGTAACGGAGTATTAACCGAAAAATAGAAAAGAGTTATGAAAAATGAAAATACAGTAGAAAAAGTACTAGAGATAAAAGTTCGATATGATGATGCGATCCGGAACATTGCAAAATACCGGGCGGTTATTGATGACTTGAAGAAAGAAGAGGCAGAGTATAAAAAAGCCCTGAAGGACAAGAAAATATCACAAGAGGAGTATAATGCCAAGCTCGTAGAAACAGAAAAAAAGATGATGCACGCTAAAGACGTGGTTCAGACGCTTACTAAAGATGTTAGAAATAATATAAAGATTGAAAAGGAACAGGCAGGTAGTTTAAAGCAGCTCCGGGCGCAATTATCCAATCTTACATCAGAGTATGACAGCCTTTCGGAAGTAGAAAGAAAAACAAGCAGAGGGCAGGAGCTTAAAATCAAGATCAACGGTATAACAGATTCACTCAAAGAAGCGGAAGGAGAAACTCAACGTTTCTACCGAAGTGTCGGAAGCTACGAAGAAGCCATAAAAAACGCTCTGGGAATGAATAACTCTTTTGCTGATTCCTTGTTACGTATGGCAGACAATGCCAAAAGCGGTTCCGGTCTTTTCTCCAATCTAAAAACGGAAGCTTCCGCCTTCGGAAATACCCTAACTTCCCTTTTAAAGAATAAAGTATTTTTAGGCATCGCAGGGATAGCGGGTGCTGGCGTTGTCTTTAAATGGTGGTATGATTACAATAAAGGTTTGGTTGAGGCTACAAAGTTAACAAGGCAATTCACTGATAAATCAGGGGATGATTTGAAGGCTTATCGAAGTGAAGTGCAAGCTCTGGCAGACTATTACGGGAAAGACTTTAAAGAAGTACTTATTTCCGCTAATACGGTATCAAAACAATTTGGTATCACTTCCGAGAAGGCTTTGCAAATAATAAAAGACGGATTTATAGCCGGAGCAGATGCGAATGGCGAATTTCTGGATAGCCTGAAAGAATACCCGGCATATTTCAAAGAGGCTGGAATATCTGCCGATCAGTTTGTAGCCATCATCGCAGAGACCAACAAGCAGGGTATATTCTCCGATAAGGGTATAGATACGATTAAAGAAGCAAATATACGGCTCCGAGAAATGACAGATTCCACTGCCGCAGCATTAGAGGGGATCGGGCTAAATTCGAAGAAAATACAAAAGGAGTTACAAAGCGGGTCTATTACTACTTTTGAGGTTATGCAACTTGTTTCTGATAAATTGAATGAGCTTCCGGAAAGTTCCGCTGCTGTTGGTACTGCCATTGCTGATATATTTGGCGGACCGGGAGAAGATGCAGGTTTGAAGTATATCCGGACACTGAAAGATATTTCTACCAATTTGGATGAAGTGAAAGCTAAGGCCGGAGAGTTAGGACGTGTCGAAGAAGATTTAATTAATTCTCAAACCGAATTAACAAAAGAGATTGCTTTGCTGTTTGATGCTACCGGAGGATCATTTGAGAAAATGACAACTAAGATTAAGCTATTTGTGAACTCCGTTCTTTCAGAACTAATTAAAGAGGTTAGAGGGCTGTTTGATACCGTAGAGACTATATCCAATAGAGAAGAAGCCATTGCAAAACGATTAGGAGAGACTATTGGGACAGACATGGCAAAAAAGAAGTATATTGATATAGAAAAAGCCCGGAAAGAATATATTAAACAGGGAATATCCGACAATGAAGCTTTAGAGAAAGCAAAACAAGATCAACTAAAGATTCTCGAATTATCATTGGCACAAGAGGAAGAATATTTCCAAAAGACTATAGATATAAACGAGAAATACAATAAAGAACTAAAAGATGCTTCAATTATTAGACAAGGACTAGGGTTAGATCGTACTAATAAAGAAATAAATCAGGATATTAGCAAATCTTGGAAAGAGCGAATGAATCAATTATCAGTTGTTGAATCTCTAAGAAAACAAATAAATGATATAACGAATTATGAGCCTACAGGCAAAGCAACGGGGGGTATCACCAGTGCTACCAATATTGAAGCAAAAAAGAAAGAAATTGCCGAATTGAGGAAAGCAGAAGATGAAGCCTTAAAACTGATAAAAGATAGCCGGAAACGTCAAACGGAAGAGATCGAACTACAGTATTCCCGCCAGATAGAGGATCTTAAAAAGCGTATTAAAACGGAGGAGGATTTGACACCTAAAGCAAAAGAGGCCATCAATAAGCAAATCACTTCATTAGAAGCACAAAAACAGCAGGCACTAAAGAAGCTATCCGATGAAGAATTGCAGAAGGAAATTGCCAACCGCCAGAAGCTTATAGAAATACAGCTTGAATATATCAAGAAAGGAAGCGAACAGGAATATCAACTGAAGATGCAGCAATTAATTGCGCAACGGGATTTAGACCTTTCTAATACCGAGCTTACCGAACAGATGAAATTTGCCATCCGTGAAAAATATAATAAGAAAATTGATGATCTTGTAAAACAACATGATGCGGATTTACTAAAAAAGCAACAGGATGCAATGAAACTTCGCTATGAAACCGAGATTGCAAAAGTGTACAATGATGAAGCGGAAGTTTATCGTATCAGATTAAAGCAAAGAAAGGAGGAATTAGACGCCATCCAACAAATGGAAGGAGAAAGTATAGAAGCTTTCAATCTTCGTAAGCTGGAGCTTAAAAATGCCTATCTTGATGCAGAAAAAGAACTAGCTGATAAAGAAGTAGAAATCGAAACACAGAAATCAGAAGCTATTGGAAATCTTATTGGTGGAATCTCTTCCTTGTTGGAGTTGGCAGGAGAAACTAATGAAGAAATGGCACGTGCCGCAAAACTATTAGCGATTGCAGAAGTTGCCATAGCGCAGGGAGTAGCTATTGCAAATGCTGTTAAAACGGCTACCAGTTCAAGTGCAACATGGATAGATATGCTTGCAGCCATTGGAACTGTTGTTGGTGCTGTTACTGCTATGATGGGAACTGCTATGAAGTCTATTAAATCCGCCAAGTTTGCAACCGGTGGATTAGTTACCGGGCCGGGAACCGGAACGAGTGATAGCATACCGGCACAACTAAGTAACGGAGAATCGGTAATGACAGCAAGAACCACGGAGTTATTCGCTCCGATCCTTTCCTCATTTAACCAAATGGGAGGCGGTGTTCCGATAAACATCACCGCATCAAGTAATCAGACCATGGGAGAGGATATGTTAGCAAGAGCTGTAGCAAAAGGAGTCCAGATGATGCCTAATCCGGTGGTATCTGTAACTGAAATAAACACAGTTGGAAAACGAGTTGAAGTACTTGAAAACTTAGGTAATTTATAATATATTAATTAAAAACTATTGAAAATATGGCAAAGTTTAATGAACAAATAATAAGAGAATGTGAGTTGTGGGTAAGCGAAAACGGACTCATGGAGTACGGAGGGGCAAAGCTTATTGATTTCTGTAATGTAATGGGAATCGGAAAGAGTACCTATTACCGGTGGATGGAAAATGAAACTTTCGGGACTGCTATAAAAAAGGCGAAAGAAGATTTCAAAAACGGGTTAGAACGCAATGTAGTTTCTTCCCTTGCAAGGTCTGCCATCGGGTATGAATACGAACAGGTTTCTTCTGAATACTACATGGAAGGCAAGAAAAAGAAGTTGAAAAAGGAAGTAAGAAAAAATGTCCGTGTTGAACCTAATGTGGGAGCCGGAATATTCCTTCTCACAAACCTTGCTCCTGACAGATGGAAGAACAAACAGAACACCGAGCATTCCGGAGAAGTTTCTACAGGATTGACCGTTGTAGTCAAGAATCAGGAAGAAGCGGATTTAATCAAACAATTAAAAGAACATTAGTTATGTCTGCACCTAAAGGAAACCAATTTTGGAAGTT